CTCAATCATTGTCTCAAAAGTCTCAAAAATCTTTCTTTCAAATTGCGACTTCATATCGAATACAGTTTCTGGGGCTTCCTCTAATTGTCTTTCACCCCAAGCCGGTTTTCCACGGTGCGGTATCCTGTTTGTTATGGTTAAATTGGAAGGAACATTTTTTCCTCCAAACATGTAGGACTGTATGTGATCATAATCAAAATATCTTTTTTCATAAGGTAATTGCCTTTTAGTTGTCGGAGGAGTTCCTTTCGGGAAACCTATATTAATTTTATATAACTGGTCACCGCCTTTTGTTCCTGGTGGAAAAATTTTGTTTATAACTGCATCAGGCCTTCCCACACTACTATCCCTGGCAAAATCCATACTAACCCTTGCAGGATGTGCCTTAAGATCAGTGTAGTACAATGGATTATCTTTAATGTCTAAAATTGCACCGCTTCCCAGTCTTTTTCTGCCGTGCTTCTTACTAATATCCATTTTATATAAAAGGTTAGTTCCATATTTTTTATTATAGTCATACAGAAAACCTCTATGGGGGTCGTCCGTTCCAGACAGGCCTGTTCTTTTGAGGGCCTCTTGAAATTCTCTTAAATTTTTCTCGTCCTCCCATTGTTTAAGGTTGTCTTTTAAAATTAATTTACCCTTAAGTTCCTTATTAATATCCTCTAAATGTCCTGCTCGTGTAACTAATGTTTGATAATTTCTAGGATCTCTGGCAGTCCTGTAATCAGTAAGATTTTTTAAGATAATTCTTCCTTTCTGAGTCCTCTTTAAAAATGGAGTAATTTCTTCTATTCTTTTCAATGACTGTGTGGAAGCTGAACCTTTAGTAGATATATTAAATCCTAAAGATTGAAAAATCTCTGGTGTAAAAGCCTCCTCCCTAAAACTAACTGGCTTAGAGAATTTCTTTGCGACATAATTATAAAAATTAGGTACTAGGTTTCTTTCCCCTTGCTTTGCAATTATTGCCGCTACGTTAGGCCTAACATTAGTCCTGGCTTGCTGCTTAACAAATTTCTCAATTCCTTTTACTGCTGTTTTAGCTACCATCTACTCACCGTACTGGCGCATCCAATCTTTGGCCCAATCGAATCTTTTGTCCTCCAGTCTTTCTGTATTTCTCATGATTCCTTCATCGGCTCTTTTTGATGGTCTAATTTTTTTAGCCAGTCTGCTTGCTGTTTTTAGTGCCGGTTTAATTAATCCAGCACCACCTACTATTTCAGAAATTTTATGCGCCTTCTCGAACGTTTCCGCACGTCTAGGGTCATACTTGAACAATGGCTTGCCCATGGACGCATAGTCAAATCCAAATTCAAACTCCCTTAGTGGACTTGTCTTGCCACCGCCAATATTGTACTTTCCTAGAAGAAGTCCGTCCACTGACTTTTGGAACATGTCTTCATACATTTTTCCATAGCGATTATTCCACTGTCGCTCATATTCCTTATCCCATTCATCATCATATTCCTTTGGATTTGTGTTTGGATTTTCCGCCGCCCATTCAGCCCAGGAAAATGCCTGATCAGTCAGACTGCCAATTTCATTGGCCTTTTCCTCATTCCAGAATCCATCCTTGCCAAAGAAATAATCATCAACTTCCTTTTCCGCCTTACTTTCAATTCTTCGCATGTCAACATTTTCGCCTTGGTCCCTGAAAGGATTGTCTTCAATGAGCGTGGGCGTGCCAAGCAATTCACTTTGAAGAGCATCTGCTTGATATTTCCATTCTGGTTCATATATGTCCGGGAAATCTATTCCGGGTATGAGTGTAGCTCCTCTTTCTTTAAGTTCTTTTTTAGAAAAAGGATTGTAAAGTTCAGTTTGTGCTAGTTGTGATATTCCTGCCTGTCCGATGTCAGCAGCTACGTCAGGAAAAAATTGTATAATGTCCTTTAGAGTGTTCGCGCTGAATCTTCCAACATCCTTGTATATCTCAGGATCCTTTAATCCTTCGTACCACTCCCTGTCCGGACCCTGCTCACCATACGTTCCGTATAGATCTTTAGTTTCTTCCCAGCTTGGTCCGCCTAAAGCACTATATAAAAGTTGTAGTCCTGTACCATACATCAGTAATATTCCCTCCCCAGTTGCGCGTGTTCAGTCTTATCATCCTTTAAGTCATCTTTCAAGGAAACATAGTATCCTTGACGATAACGCATTAACGCTTGCGTGGTTGAATCCACGTAATCATCATTGTCGCCGAAGGGGAAGGCCGCGCATTCCTCGATCACTTCCTCAGCGAATTTTTTATTGGGCGCCCATATCGCTCCCGACTCAAAGAGTGGGGCTACGCTGTTTACCCTCGAGTGCTTATCATTGCCTTTAGAGGGTGTAAAGTTTATAACAGGTATTCCTGCCTTTTGCAACTCATGAGTTAATGGTAATCCACTAGCCTTCGCTTCCACCAAAATTGTCTCCGGTTCCCAGTACTTATACTCCTCCATTGCAATCTTTTTGAGCTCAGGAAAGTTCCATCGACCCCTTTTTGCATCCAGAAGTATAAGAGATTCCCGGTCGTCCTCTGACGGCGAAAATACGCCCCATGTCGTTATTGCGGAGTAGTCAGCCGTCTCTTTTTTCGAATATGCGGTGTCATAGGACTGAATTATGTATTTTAGTTCCGGAATATTATCTTTTTCCCATTTTTTCCACCATTCACGCTTAATTAACGCTCCTTCCTCGGAAGTTGGGTTCTGCATCCACTGCGCGTTCCATTTTGTCAGCGGAATGGACGCTTTTACCTTATTTAGGTTGTCCATGTCCCAAAAATTGCCCCACATTGGCTTATCATTCAAAATTGCTGGAAATTCGACGATTTCCCACTGATCAGCCATGGATTCTTTCCCCTGTGCCTCCAAAAGTCGTCCTGTTAGGTCCTTTACGGACCATCTTGTCATAACAAGTACTATTGCACCACCAGGTTGAAGACGCTGACGAGGGCCAGAAGTATACCACTCATAATGACCATCCAAAACAGTAGGTGAGAGAGCATCTTGTTCTGAATGAGGATCATCGATAACAAGTAAATCGGCACCACGACCAGTAATAGCGCCACCAACACCAGCAGCAAAATACTCACCGCCATGATTCGACTCCCAGCGGCCAGCAGCCTTAGAATCTGTCGCCAAAGTGACATTAGGAAAGACTTTTTCATATTCATCCGACTCCAATAGGTTCTTTGTCTTACGACCGAAGCGAATTGAGAGTTCTCCGGTATGTGTTGTTTGTATCAGCTTTGCCTTTGGGTGTCTACCCATGAAAAAAGCAGGAAAAAGGTGTGATGCGAACTCCGATTTGGTATGCCTTGGTGGCATATTGACGATTAATCGCTTCAATTCGCCCCTTGCAACTCGATTTAGCTTCTCTGCGTATATTTTATGGTGATATCCTTCAATAAAATCGGGCCAAACGGACTTTACAAATGTTAAAAAATCTTTTTGGGCAGCTTCTTGCCTGTCTAATATTGCGTTTTTAAGGATATACTTCAAAGTTTGGGTGTCCAAACTTTCTAATTTAGAAATGTTTTGCATTTTTTAAAAATTTTTCTCCCTGGAGTCCCTATTATAACGTTTTTACACGTGATTGTCACTCTCAAACTCACCTTTAGATTTTTCAAAGCATGCTTATCGAAAAAGGGGGGGGTTGGGGGTCGGAGCTTCAGAGTCCCGGGCGCCGACCTACTACATCTAGTACCAACAACCACACCCAACCACTACATCCCGGGCGCGACAATTTGTCGCACCACTACATCTTGTGTATCAGGCATAAAAAAAGGGCTACATTTAGTAGCCCTTTAATCGTTGATATCAACTAGGAGAACTCTATTGAGCTAAACCTAATCGTTGCAATAAATAACCTACATCTTTTTGTAAGTGCTGAATTAACTCCAATGATTTAACATTGTTGTTATCTTTGTTTTCAACAACCCATTCAACAAGGCTATTCATAATAACACCACTAACCAACTTCCAATCCATACTATCAGTCTTTGGAACTGAAGCAATAGCCGATTTAATATCGGTGATTGTTGCTTGGTCTTTAGTGTATTCTATAACTTCGTTAATAACTGAACTAATGTCAACATTACTAACTGAAGTTTGTTTTGTAGTCGTGACTTCCTTTGTCATATTTCTATTTCTCCTTTAAAATATTATTATCATAATTATTATGATAAGTAAAGTCCAAAACCAAAATTTATACGTCATAATGTGAATAAGTTAATACCTACATAAAATATAATACACCACATTATACTAATATAAATGGCTAGAGCAATCAAGTTCATTGAACTTGATTGCTATTAATATGGGTAATTGTATTGGGGTTTACATTTGCCCATCTACGAGTTTCCCCGTAACCATTACCAACTTTGTAAACAAGAACATAATCATTATGTTCTTTGTGTTCACCATCAATCTTTTTAGTTGTACCTAAAATACCTCGATGAACATAACCTTCTGTTCCATCGTTCTTTAACCAACGAACAGAAAAGAGTCCTTTAACCCTTGATTTAAAATCTGATTTTGTCATATTTCTATTTCTCCTTTAATTATATATAGTCATTTATTAGGATATTTCAACAAATCAATTAAGGTCATATTAAGGCATCAACCTTTGCCGAAGGAGGCTGGCGTGTCCCGTGCTGCCCGGGCGAATCATAAATGTCCTATTATTATGGAGTTTGAGAATGGGAGTTTGCAGGAGTTTAACGAGAGGACTTACAGATATGACTACCATGCCTCTCTATTCCTTGCGAGGAAATCTTATGCTCGAATTGTGGTAAAGACCACGCTTCTGGTCAGTTTCCTAACTGTTCCGCAAAATGAGAAACAGAGTGATCAACATCCTACGGCTTAAGAGAGACATCAATCAGTAGTATCAAATACCTTTACTCTATTTCTACTCTCATTATACTACGAATCCGATTCATAGTCAATGGCTGTTTATGTGGATAACTTTTTTCCAGTCAGGGAGGAAGTATCGGCGCGCCCGGTGCGTCATCACCAGGATCCTCGATCTAAATAAAACTGCGGAAAATAGTGGAGTTTGGGAGTTTGCACGCTGCGCCCCGGAACCTCCAGCTGCACTGGCGTTACATATTAACCAACGCAGCTGAAGCCCGGGAGCTTGATGGAGTTTTACCCCCACCAATAGTTATAGCCATACCATAAAAAGAAGCAGAAAACCGCCAATTTTATAGGTATGAGTAATGTAAGTCAATCCATACTACCTTCTCTTTCTACCTGCAATTTCAGGTGATGACAACAATACCTGGGCTTTCGCCTTCAGTCAACAGGAAAATAAATGGCTGATTTCCACCATTCTTCCGTGAACGCACTCCCGCGGGCGCCCCGGGGAAACAACTCACCAAAATAAGAAATCCCAGAAAAGTCCCATTTATAGTGGGAGTTTGGGAGTTATAGAAAGGATCGCGCGCCGGGCGCTGGACTTCACAAACCCCCAATCGCCGACCGAAGTCGGCAACATAAGGGAGTTTGGGAGTTCTAGTTCGTTTGAGGTTTCATTATATCCCTTATCATATTAGAGTATAAATTACCCTTTGATTCTTTATCATCTTCCTCGTGTGCTTTCTCCACACGCTTGGCGTTGCGAGTCATAACAGGAACAACCCCATCATAATGATTCGCAATTCTGTTTAATACTATATTATTTTCTTCAATGACATCAGCAATTCTATTAAGTGCTTGGCTTATACTATCGTCTACTACCATATTAACCTTCTCTTTCTATTTATATATGTATTATACCATAAACTTATCCACAATGCAAGACATCATTTGGAAAGATTGAATACGCAGCCCGGGCCCAGCTCCAGACATCAGGATCCACGCTTCAAATTTTTTTGGCAGAACTTGGGGAGTTTCGGAGTTTGGAGGTTCCCCGGCGCGCCCGGTGCTCCAGCGGCCACTGTCGGATGTCCACCGAAAGTTGCGTATTAACGGGAGTTTGGGAGTTTAAGGAGTTTGTGCAGCTCCAGGTTCACCAGCGGGCCTTCGTACAATGCCCCGGGCACAGAGTCATAGTCCTTATCTCGGAGTTCTTGGAGTTTTTCGCTTGAGAAAAGCTTTACGGTCCTATGGCTTTGGTCAAGTATGAGAGTATAAACTGGTGCTCCGGATATCATATGAATGGTATTCCATGCCAATTGTAGTGGTGAAATCAATACCTTTCCAATACCCTTTTTATTACGTCTTACAATTTTTAATTCTAAAGTAAAAAATCCTGTATCACGATGAAACACGACACAATCTGGAAATCCAGGAGTAGCGTAGCTCTCAATACGTGATATTAAATAATGTTCCTCACCATCTACTAATAATTTCTTTAAATTCTTCCAGAAGTTTGTCTCCGGCTTTACGGTCATACTTCGTCTTGTCCCTCACTACCCTTGGTTTGTACTTCTGTGATGTCCTTAATTCCTTCGCCATTGGATTTTTCTTCGACCGAAAGGACAGTTTGATTACCTTCTTTTTTAAATTTTCCATCTAATCCTAATTCCTTTAATTGTTTGAGAACATCATCCCTTGACATATCATCAATTGATCCTGTCCTTATTTCTTTTCTCTCTATGTACAATCCTGCAGCCTGTCCACGCAGCCTCTCAGCATTAACAGCTGCACTGTATGACTTCTCCCCTAATGCTCTCTCTCGGAGTCTTGCCAATTCTTGTACATGCTTACCCATTTGTACTCTATGTGTATCTGCAATTTCTTCTCTTCTTTTCACTACTGCAGCAACAACACGAGGAAATTTCTTAATGTTTAACAGCTCTGAAGCTGTAACATGTGCACGGTCAACATTATATCCAGCTTGTCTAGCACATGCTGTTGGAGTCATTCTACCTTCATTATCCGTATATATTTCAACAAAAACCCTTTGTTTATCAGTCAAACCATCGTTTCCTTTGGGGTATTTGAGAGACATATCCCTCTTCACAATGGTATTGGCTGAGGTATTGGCTGGAAGCTTTTTCTGAATCTTGCTTAACTCTTTGTTAATACTAGTTTTTTTGACCATTTTGACCCTATTTTCACTGTTTTTTTCCATTTTTTTCATCCTTGCCAATACCTTGCCAATACCCTGTATCCCTTATCCCATAACGAGAATCGCAAAAGGTATTGCGGTATTGGCTGAAAACTACTTTTTGAAAAAGTAAAAACACATTTGAGCATCAGCGCGCAATACCAATACCTTTGTGAGTAATGATGATTGATCTCTTCATATATGGAATTAACCTAACATATCCGCGCTTTCTTAAGCTATGCACGAATGAATGTATACGACTTTTTGACTTATAGTTCAATACCTGTTTCATCTCCTCATAGGAGGGTGAATACCCATTTTGGTCCATAAAATTGGCTAAAAACTTGAGAAATTTAGCCTGTTTGGGCGTCAACCCATACTCCTCTTTGCCAATACCTTTGCCAATACCATCACTCATTTTTTGTCCTCATATCCTCTAGCATTTGGATTTCCCCAATAATCCTTGCTTACCTTGGAATTCATTTCCATTCTACCCCATTCTTCAATGGATTCAATGGTAAAGGAATCACGAAGGTCCTTTTTCATCTTTATTTCCTCATCACTGAGAGGGATCCGCACTGGAGCCTTCTCATTATACTTATAACCCGTAAGAGGTGCCCATGTGAAGAGGAGATTTTTATCCTTCCACTTTGCATTAATGAAAGCGGAAGCTTCCTCATCGTTACTGAATTCCCTTACGATTTTTTCCTTTAGGGTTTGTTTTTCCCATAAGTTGAACTCGTACATTCTCATATTCTTTTCCTTTATCCAAATACCAAATCTTATCTATCCAACTCTTAGGAATTGAACAGTATCTTCCGCCGTCTAGTTCTTTCTTCTCCGCACCTTCCCAGCATATGCTGCCCATAATAATTATCTTTTCCTTATCCTCGTGAACAATCCATCCAACATCGTAGACCTTCGCCAGTTCATGCTTAAGCACCTGGGCAATCGGCGTCCATCCACCGTCACCGTCCTGTGCATCAAGCCAGTGTATTATAGCCAAGCGAGCCTTATCAGGCGTAAAAGTCGGTTTCTTCGCTTGCTTCTTTTGTGATGTTTTCATCTGCTTTCGATTCCCTCTCTATGTTCCTGTGTCCGTCGGTGATAATCTTCATAATTTCTACGTTTGTCTGAAGCCTTACCTCGTAGTCCTGGAACACAACAATCCAAAATGATGTCTGGCCACCAGCAATGGTAGTCACATCGCCTCTCCTAAAGTTT